GAATACGCTCGTGACCGAGCTGTGTGGGTTGATTGCAGATAATGTTTGATTTGCTGAAAAGCTTACTTTCGCACTGTCATGCGATTCTGCTGATGATAGTCCAATATAATAAACATCATCTTCTGCGGTCGCTGTATCGAAATTATCCCAGTTACCGTACGGTTGTATAGAATTTGTTCGACCGTGTGCATTTTCTATTGATTTGATGATGAATCCTTCACTATCAGCAAATGAAACAACGAACGGTACATGTGTGTTGATAAATTTATCACGGGAAATTGTAAAATTAGGTGTGTTGATACCTGATGATGTTATCACGAGTTGTGAAGGAACAGATGGTTCTACTTTAACCCACAATCTATCGTATGTTGCCTGATATATTTGTGGTGTGTTAATTCTATCAGGAGCAGATATAAATTCCGCCGTGTCAAACAACTCACCAGATTGACTATCCGGCCAATTGGTGGTATCCAGCTGCACCATCAGTCGATAGCCATGCCGATCACCATTGTTATATAGCCATGAATACGAATCATCAACATAATACACAGCACTGTGACCGGATGTACCTACAAATTCTGCACGTGGTGCTGTTTCATCACAAAACTCCCAATCAGTTTTATCATCATTTATACGAGCATACAATCGTGTTGTGTCAGTGTGCACGAAATCAACAGGATTTTGCGCAGATTCATCTGTACAAAACCTCCATGTTTTTTGGAATTGAGCAAATTTATTATCATCGTATGATGTGGTTTTTAGTGGCGAACTTTCAGTTGCACGGACGGCACCGGTGGGCGAAGGGATTAACCTCATGCCGGCTTGGTCAGCATAAAGATTCACCTTGTTTGGTGTTTGTGTGTCAGAATATAACTGCCAGGTGTGACTTGTGTATACATTTATTGGCATACTGGGGTTCCCGGCGGTTATTTTGGCTATAGATATAGTAGTCGGTACAACACCAGCTGCAATTTCTTCTGGAGATAGTTCTTCACTTACGGTTTCTACATCATCACCAGTAGCATTTACATACACGTTAGTTGCGATTATGTTTTTTATTGTCACAACAACAGGTGTAGGTAGCCCGTTTTGATCACCTTTAGATACAACAGTACCTTCATTTGTAGCTACATATAGCTGTATTGTATCTTTTCCAGCTTTATCGTAGGCATGCTTGAATTGCCTGCCAATTTGAATTTGCTGATTACCATATCTCCATTGTATATTATTTTCTGATGTCTGGAGCGAACCAACAGTAGCTTCATCCTCAAGGTCCACTTTTAGTTCCACCGGTGTGGCTGAGAGTGTGTAAAAAGTCAGCTCTTCTTCGGTAGCTGTGTCTACATCTCTCCAGTCTCCTGCTATACTCTTGTAATATACCTTGAGCTCTCTGTAAATACTAGCCATCTATCTAATTAACTGTTGATGTTGTGAAATCTGTTGATGTTAGTACATTAATCTTACTCGTAAAACTGCTAGGATCGTACAAGTAAGGGAATTTAAAATACGGATACTTTGTATTTTGTGATACTATGCTTATATCCTTATGCTCATATGCTGGATTCCAGCTCAAAAATGTAATGCCCTGCACTTCAATATCTTCTCTATCAACACGAGTCATGTACAAATCAACAACGTCTGTTATTTCTGCTAACTCAGCGTAAATCGCTGCTAGATCCAACTTGTACCCCAACGCGCTAGCGGTTCCAAAATATTTATTAATGATATCAATTGCTTCACTCTTGATCAAGTCACTGTCTCGTTGACTGTCTCTGCGTTTGACTAGATTCAATCGTGTGTTGACATGGATGTCCATGGTCAGTGTCTCCGACGGTAAAGCTGCCCCTAGATCAACAGCCATATACACCGGATCAATAATGACAGGCTCTGTGGTGAGTGTTTTTATTCTGTTGATACTGTTGTTAATCATGCTCCTCTGCGCTGGTGTTAAGAAATTAACCATCGGTGTAGCAGAAGTTATTTTCTCAAACTTTGGCACAGCGTATATATATGTGTTGTTGAAATTTGTTGACGTGGCGAATGTTACTTGGTTGTATAATACACGAGATTCTAAATTAGGTTTTTGTAAACCTAATGTGTTCACCACATATGACAAATGACCGTCAATATATTCATCATTCGAAACCACAACAGCATCTAAAATAATGTTACCAAAGTTTTTGTTGATGTAATTACGAAAATCGTTTGTTGTAATTAGTCTATTTTGACTAGCAAAGAAACGAGGCGCTAGAGATTTTATACTGTCAACTGTTTCTTCTTGCTCTGGTTTTGTTGATGGGTCATTATTTGTCAAAGTCAACTGTTGAAGCACATCGACAGATGAATAGACCGTGTTAACTGGTTTGACATCATCTCTTATCTGTAGAAATCTCGTTGTTGTTAGTGGTGTTAGTGAGCCATTTAATGAATTAGCGCCAATAACACCACTGTCTTGATCGCTTTTGAGATAATAGATCGCTACTTGATCACCTTGGTTCAATCTTTCACCATATACACCGTTACCAAATCTAATTTCATAACGTTTGAACTCATTCAAGCGCTTCTCAAACACCAAACCATCAGGTGGCTCGAGAAACAAGCTCTCAGTTGAAGTGTATTCATACCACTTACCTGACTTCTGTACATAAACATGGATATTGAATGCATCCACCTTTGTGGATTCTCCAAGCGAGAGAGTGAATGTCTCAAAATCTTCACCAATTGCGGTTTGCATGGGAAATTCTTCGAATATACCTTGGTAAAGTAAATTATTCTCACCTATACCAGGTAATTGTTGCTCTCCATCTATTGTTTTACTGAAACCAACATCGCGACTCAAAGAATACTTGATTCCACCCACATCAACAAAACTGTATCTAGGTATTGTGTATGTGCCTTGATTCATTGTGCCTTTAGTTTGGAATGTCAGCACAGATGTTTTGTATCCGGTAGGATTATAGTTTAAAAGCTTAACAATTCTGTTTATATTTTCATACAATTGAGCCTCGGTGAAAATACTCTCACTAGATGTGCGGTTCAGATAGAATAACAGTGTATGATAGCTGTAAGCTATAATATCGATTATGGATGAGAGGTTACTACCCTCAAATAAATGATCTGTAAATACATTCTTGTCTGTTAATCTCTCTTTTATTAAACTTTTCAGTGTTGTGGCGTCAAAAGCCGCGTAACTGTCAGTCGATAGCCCGAATTCTGTAAATTTTTCACTCATGTTATGTTATTATTGAAAGCTAAAACCAGTAGATGCAAGCATGCCTGTGAATGACACACTAGAATTGTTAAGTTTTGGTATTTTTACAGTCAATGTGATCATATACTCAGCGGTATCTTCATCAACTGTCACGTTCACATTCACCACCTTAACTCTTGGCTCGTATTTTTGTACACCTTCGAGTATTCTGTTACCAATCATCCGTGCCATTGACTCGCTAGCCGGTATGAACAAAAATTGTGCAAAATTTAAACCGTAGTCCGGGTTTAGTATCTTTTGACCGGGCATTGTTGAAAACAAGTTGGTTAGTGAGTTTTTAATAGCGGCTTCATCATAACTGATTTCAATATCTGTAGATGTTGGTTCTCTATACAATCCTACATCTGTTGTGATGTTGTTTTCATTAATATCTAGTGATAAATCCCTGTATGTATATACAGTTTCAACTTGTTGTTTGTTGATTGACTTTAAGTTTATTACTGGCATTTAAAATATTTATGCTAGCCACTGTGTTTTAAAATATTGGTAAATTACATGCAATACAATAAATATTTAAAATGTTTGAGAACAAGTTTACAAAAATATTCGAAAGCAACTTTAATCGGTTTCAAGGCGGTGGCTTGTTAGCTGGTGACGTTGTTAAATTTATCGACAACGCAATCAATGATAACTGGTTTGATGGACAGACCAGCACAATCAAAGACAAAGTACAAGAGATTCTAAACACCGACTTAAATCTTAGAGTAGCATCTGTGAAAGCCTTAAGACCGGCAGCGGATGGTGGCGCTCAACAAGACCAGCAAACAGATAATTTCTATTGTGATGTGGCTTTAGAAAGAGCTCCAGGATTGTATACAGACATCATGACCATTCCAGTACATTTGATTCAAGTTGTGGATTTAGAAGGTAATCTAGCTCCAATACCTGATAGTTTGCGCGCGGATGATCAATCACATATCGAGCCTCGTGAGGTTGACTTGAAACCTGGTGAAGATGAACATTGTGCTGTGTGGGGTACAAAAACTCATGAAGGTGATAAGAAGTTACCTACAAAGGATTCAGGAATGGTTGCTGAAT